CGGGCTGACCTTGAAGCTGAAATCGTCATTGCCCAGCAACCCGATCAGCGCTCGTGCCGAAAACCCGGTCTTGAAGGCAAAGGCGGCGTCGTTTCCAGCGGCGTTCTTGTTAAACGTGGCCTCGATCCCAGCGCCTGCATTGTTGAACAGCATGGCCGGGGCGTTGATCGACAGGCGGTTATAGCTGTCAGCCGTGGCCCCGCCGAGGCCCAGCAGCTGGGCGGTCAGGTTGGCTTGCGGCATGCCCACCTGTGTCACAGCATTGGCGAACGTGACCGTTGGCGTGTTCACCACGGTGCTGCCGCCCGCGCCAGCAGTGGCCGAACCGATGTTGACGACCGTGGTTGATCCCGATGCGCCGCCGGTGCCGAGGTTCACGGTCTTGGTGACTCCGGTCGTCGTGGTCCCGGTTCCCATCCCATAGGTTGCTGTCGTGGTTGCCGTGCCGATGTTTGCCGCGGCCGCCGATACCGTCACCGTGCCCGACGCCGTCAGGGTGCCGGAGAAGGTCTTGTTACCGCTGAACGTTTGCGTGCCCGCAAGGATTGCCAGTTCCGAGGACGTGTTTGGCAGAGTGAAGGTTCGGGTGGTGCCGGTGGTGATCCCCGACAAAGAAAACGTTACCTTCTTCGTTGGGTCGGCGTTGTTCACCAGACTGAAGATGGCATCAGACACATCCACCGGTTCGCCGACCGCCTCCCAGGTGGTGCCATTCCAGACAACAAAGGCAGCCTCATCCGCGATCCAAGCCAGCCATCCCGGGCGCGGTACCAAGTGCATCCAGACGCCGTCGACCCAGAACGCCACGTTCAGATCCCAACCGGCCCACAGCCCGGTGGCCCCACTGGCCACAATATGCCGATCACCGTCGGCAGGGCTGCTGGGCGGGGTGGTGAGTGTGCGGTCGAGGACCGACAGCTGGACCATGGCATCCAGCAGCCGAAGTGCCTCGTTGTGGGTGACGTGTTTTTGGGCCTGCGATGCCAGAATATACGGCAGCAGGAGATGGGTGGTGATGTCGGACATGGCTGCCTTCAGAAGGTAAGGGTGACGGATTGCCCAGCGCCCCGGCCGATCAGGGCCGAGAGCTGATAGATGCGGATGGAGAGGGTCTGGCCGGGTCCGAGTGGCAAACCCCAATCGGTTGTCTGCTGGGCGGCGGTGTAAAGAACGCTGGTCGTAGTTGTGGTCAGCGTGCGTTTCACCGTTCCGCCATGGCGGATTTCGACCTCATAGGTCTCGCTGTCCTCGGCCAATGGCACATCGCCCGCGCCCCAGTTGTCAGCGGCGAGGGATCGCGACCGACGAGTCCAGCGGATCGTCACGTCGCCGGGGTTGCGCGCTGTTCGCCATGGCTGTGGAACATGCACCACCGAGAAGGGCCGCAGCCCAGCGCCCTCAGGCGTGAATGTGGCCGCGACAAAGGTTTCATCGCTGACCGGGCGTGAGGCCGGGCCGATGCGCCAGTTCCATGGCAGACCGAGATCGGCCTCAGAAATCGGTAGTGAAGCCAGCGTGGTGTCCAGCACGACAACCCGCGCGCCGGTCGGGACGACACTTACGACCGCGTTTTCCGTCCCACGCTGACCGCGCAGCAGCCGCGTCAGGCGATACCGCCCCGGCGCGATCAGGTCTGCGTTCCCCGCCTGAACGATCTCCCATTGCCCGGGGGCGGTTTCTAACGCCAGCGCATTGGCACCGCCCAGCAAAATGATGTCTGTGATGCTCTCCAACGTGCCTGAGAACAGATCGACCACCAGCGTGTTGCCAAGATCGAACCGCGACACCGGCCCGGCAAAGAAATCCGCCGCCAATACGCCCGTGCGCGCGCGCGTGCCAAAGGTCGTCAGCAGCGCAAAGCCAGCTGTCGCGGCACTACGATAGACGGCGATTTCGCCTGGCCAAGGCTTTGCATGGGCGACGGCAAAGGGTCGATGCGCAGGTTGATCCTCGCGCAGCTGTGGCAGATCCAGCAAGATCACATCTGGCGTGCCGAAGACCATGGGCCTTGAGAGAGAGGCTGGGCGAGGATCGCCGGGCGGCAGATCATAAACGGCACGGTCTTGGCGGACAGCATCGATGCTGCGCAGATCGGAATCCGCAATCGACACCAGCCGCATTTCTGTCAGGCGGCCATCATGATCGAGCAAGATCACGTCGCAAGGGTCCAGCGGCAACCGCGAGGGCGGCAGGCGGAACACGGCAGTTTCGCGCCCGACCCAAGCCTCCATCAGCGCACGACGGCAGCGGCGTTCGGCTTCCTCTGGCGGCACCGCCATCGGGAACGCCTCGGACGCGATGCGCGTGGTGTCGACCGTGATGCGCCGTGCTTCGACCTGCGCCGCGTCATAATCCTCGTCAGCGCGGGCCACTTGCCACTTCAGGGCCTGTGGAAGTTCAGTTTCCTGCGCGCGGGTCAGTTCCATCACGTCGCCCTGCGCCGAGGCGGGTGCGACCATGCTGTCAGGGGTGATGGTCAGACCGGCGATCCGGCCGCGCATCAAGAACTTGGTGCGGCCTTCGCTCTCCACCGCATCGAAGCCGAAATGCCGAGCCAGTGTGGAAATCGACGCGCGCGGAGCTTCCAGTGCAGAAATCACATAGCCCTCGACCGCGCCCCAAAGCCCAGAAACGTCGATATGAGATTCTGGCATTCCGGCGCGCAGGCAAAGGTGGCGAACAAGGGCTGCCAAGGAAACCGCGCCAAGCCGCCCGGTCAGCCAGTGACCGAGTTGCCAATTCGGGCCATCGGTCCAGACGTCCGTCAGTTCGGGAAAGAACGGATAGGGTCTCGCGTCCCAGGTCCATGCGGCACATTCCGGCACATGAACCATCCGCGTACTGGTCACTCCCGACAGCGGGTTGTTGGCTGGTGCTGACCAGAACAGATACGTCGCTTCCAGATAGGCGCGCTGGATCGCATCGTCGCGCCAGCCGCGCGAAAAATAAGGCGTGAAGCTTTCGGAGGACTTCGGATCAAAGAACACGTTGGGCTGATTGGTACCACGATCAATCGCTGGACACCCTAACTCCGTGAACCAGATCGGCTTTGACTGCGGCACCCAATCGGTGGCGGACCCGCTCTCCACGCCACCCGGGCGGTTGAAATGAGCGTTTTGCCACCAGGATTTCAGATCCTTGTACCGAAACACCCACGGCTTGCTCACGCCACCATCGGTAATCAGCGTGCGGGTCTGCGCCGTCCGGTCGGCTGGATTGGGATAGAACCAGTCAAACCCTTCGCCGCCATTGATGTTCGATTGCAGATAGGCGCGGTCATAGATCGCAGTTGCCAGTGCTGCATCAGAATGATCGAACCCGTCGCGCCAGTCCGACAGCGGCATGTAGTTATCGATGCCGATGAAATCGATATTGGCATCCGACCAGAGTGGGTCGAGGTGGAAATAGACATCGCCAGAACCGTCGCCGGGATGATGGCCGAAGTATTCCGACCAGTCGGATGCATAGCTGATCTTGGGCCCAGCGCCGAGGATTGACCTGACAGACGTCGCGAGGCTTTTGAACGCCGTGACTGCGGGATAGGTTGCGGCCCCGCTGCGGGTCGTGGTCAGGCCGGGCATTTCCGAACCAATCAGGAAAGCATCGACGCCACCGGCAGCTTTACACAGATGCGCATAGTGCAAGATCATCCGACGCAGTCCCCATTCGCCCACGGGGCCGGTCCAGCTGACATTTTCGCCGGAGACGCTAAAATTTGCGGGTGTCGCAGTGCCAAACATGGCCGTGACCTGCGTGGCAGCTGCGGCAGTTTTGTCCACGGTCCCGGCGTAGCCAGCCGCCGGAGAACAGGTGATCCGACCGCGCCAAGGGAATGTGGGCTGACCCACTTCGGAAGCATTGGCGCTGTAAGGATTGGATTTGGTGTTGCCGGGCGGGACGTCCATCAGCAGGAAGGGATAAAAGGTGACGCGTAACCCGCGCGCCTTCATCTCTTTTATCGCCTGTACCACCGCGAAATCTGCGGGCGTGCCGCCATAGACAGGGCGATCCTCGGCATCGCGGCTGACGAGAAAGGCAGTGGCACGACTGATGCCGTTAACTGACCATGCCGAGGGAGCGGTCGTCTTGGCGGCAACCTCGACGCCGGGGCGAACCTTGCAATTACCCGCGCGCAGGTCGTCGCCGAACCATGCCACCACCAGCGACACACTTTCCACCGCCGGGGCCATGGATTGCAGACGATCCAGCGCCACGACGATGTCTGCCGTGTCGGAAATCGCATTCAAGTTCTCGGCAACGGTCGTGCCGCCAGCGCCGGGGGATTTCTTGATCGGGGCTGTAGCATAACTGAACTCGCCGGAGGCCGGGATCAGCGTGACGGCTTTGACCAGTCCCTCGGCGGTGTCAGCATCCGCCAGCGGCCGGAACACTTCAAAACTGATCTGCGGCAGGCGATTGCCGAAACCACTGAGGTTCAGTTCCTCAAACACAACATAGGCAGTGCCGCGATAGGCGGGGGTGTTAGCCGCGCCCATCTTGGCTGTAATGAAGGGATCGGGGCTTTGCGCCTCGTCGCCGGGATACCAGCGCCAAGTGACACCTGTCATGTCCATGGGCTTGCCATCCGCCCAGATGCGACCAATGCCGGTGATCTCGCCCTCGCACAAAGCGACGGCAAAAGACGCATAGTAGAGGTATTCCGTCGTCTTGACCTTCGGCCCACCACCTTTGCCGCCGCCTTGGCTGGTTGTCTTGGTCTCTTCGCGGAAATCCGTCGCCCAGACGATATTGCCGCCGATCCGCATCCGACCAAAGAGACGCGGGATCACGGCACCTTCGGTCGAGGAGGTGATGCGCAAGCTGTCCAACCGTGCGCCCTCGATCCGTTGGGCCGGTGCCAGTGACGACACGATCCAGTTGTCGACGACCGACCCGATGGTCGAGCCGATGAAACCACCGATGGCAGCACCGGAAAAGCCGAGGATGGCACCGCCAAAAGCGCCACCAATCGCGGAGCCGACGGCGCCGAGAACCAAAGTTGCCATGTGAAAATCTCAGATGTTGCTGGAGCGTGGGAACAGGAAGGCGAAGGCGATCTTGCGCGCCCATGTCGGGGTCAGGATTTCCTCGACGACGCCAAGCCGTTCGTAGGAATGAATAAAGCAGTCGGGGGAGGTCAGGATTCCCACATGCTTGGCGATGGCGCGCGGAGTCATGCGGAACAGGACCAGCGCGCCGGGACCGACATCACTCATTGCAATTGGGATCAACATGGATGCGGCACCGTTCGCCAGCACTTCGTGCGGCCCTGTCTCTCCCCAGTCGCGGCTGTAGGGTGGGATCGGAAAAGGCTCGTTGCCCACCACGTCGCGCCAGACACCGCGCGCGAGGCCGAGGCAATCACAGCCGACACCGCGCAGACTGGCCTGATCGTGATAGGGCGTGCCCATCCAGTTGCGGGCGGTGGCGATGACCAAGGCGGGATCGGCGATAAACGTGAGCGGGATCACAAGACGTCTCCTTCATGGCCACCGTTCTGGCTGGCATAGCGCAGTACTGCATCCTGCCCCGGAATGTTGGGAAAGCCGCGAAAGTTGGCGGTATTGGCGAACTTCGCGCTGCAAGTCGCGATGCGCTTGTCGCAGCCCGCGCGGGCCACGAAGCTGTCGCCTTCGGCGATGGCGCGCACCGGGGCTTCCAAGAGGGTAAGGGTCGCGATTGCATCGGCCAAGCCATGGGCCAGCACTTCGGTGATGCGACCGGAATTTGCTCCGCTGGTCCAGGTGACTGTTCCGGATGTGAACCAGCCCGCGTCAAAGCCGGACAGCCCCGAGGCCATGAACGCCCGGTCGCGCAAGATATCGGTGACCATGCCTGAGCCCTTGTAGACGGCGTTTTCCAGATCGATTCCGCAGCGCGCATCGCCCAAGCGGGCATCGCACCCCGCCTGAAACGTCCGCCCGACGGTCTGGCCCAGCACATGCGCCAGCGAGCGCACCTCGGCGACAAAGGCCATGCGGCCGCGCCGGATTTGACCCACCGCACCTCGGCGCAGCAGCACGCGCTGACTGGTGTCGGCCCAGTTCACCCGCCACAGCTCCACCGCGGCATTGTCCCAGCGTCCGTCGACGATATCAGTCTCGGTGATCCGGTCCGAGGTCAGCACGCCGGTTGCATCCTGCGCATCGACGGCCAGATCGGAGCCCGAGCGGATTTCCGAGGCGGCAAACCCGCTTTCGGGCTCAAATTCGGTGCCGTCAAAGCTGAGGGCGCGATCATGATCGGTGAAGCCCAGCGCCACGCCGTCTGATCGCGAAATCCGCCAGCACCAGGACAAGGTGGTTGTGCCATCGTCCAGATGCGCCTGCAGCGCAGGGGAGAGGGATTTCATCTGCGGATCTCCAGCAGGGGGATGGATGTGATTGACCCGAGCCGCTCAATATCGAGGGTCACGTCCAGCGTGTCGGTGTCGAAGCGGACGGGCACATCGAATTCGAAGCCTGTCGTGATTGCGACACCCGCGCCTGGAGGGGCAGCGAAAGAGACACTGCCGGTTTCGGTGTCGACGCTCCAGCCGGTCATCTGCTCAACGGCGTTCAGGGCAAGACGGACGGTGCCAGCGACTGGCTTGGCTATGGCGCGGGTCCAGCTTTGCGCGCTGGAGGTGTAGCGTTTCAGGAGCGCGAAACTAATGACAGCGCCGTTGCCGGTGCCGATCGGCTGGTCCGTCGGGGCGACCGCCTGCGAGGGCAGGCAGGATTTGTGGTCGGCCCAGTCTTTGTACCGAAAGCCATGCAGGCGACCGTTGCGAGCCTCGAAGAAATCGACGACCGCCGCCAGATCGTCAGCGCGGCGGATGCCGTAGGCGACGTCAAACCGCCTCCGGCTGTTGGCCCAGTTGGCATTGCGTTCCTCGTCACCGCTCGCCAATTCGACGATCTGCGTGCGTCTTTCCGGGCCACCCCGCGCGCCCCGACTGATGTTGTCGGGAAACCTGACTTCATGGAACGCCATCACATGCCCCTCCGTCCCAGCGACACGGCGCGGGCAATGTCGGCCGCGACCTGCGTGCGCGATTGCCGGAAGCTTTCGGCATCGCGCGACATAATGGTGACGGAGATATTCGGGGCTGCACTTTGACCCTTGCCATAGCCAGCCGCTTCCCGGCGCGACAGAACCCGCTCACCCCGCTGCAGGATCGCCGGAACCTCGTCGGGTTTGATGCCTGCCCAGCCGCCGGAATGCATGCGCGGGGCACCGGCGAAGACCATGGCTGGCACCATGCGTCCTGGGCCGGGCGATCCGACCACGCCACCGCCATGCAGGATATCTGCGAACAATCCACCCGCTCCGCCCAGCGCGCCCGAGAGGGCATTGGCGATAGGCCCGAGGATGAAGCGCCGGGCCGCCAGCTTGGCCAGATCGGCGATCATCGAGGTGACGAGGTCGCGGAAGTCTAGCTTGCCGGTTTTGACGAACGTGGCCACGGCATTCTCGGCGCTCTGGAACGCACCGACCAGTGTCTGGCCGATATCGCCGCCGATGTCGCGGGCCTTGGCGGCATAGTCGGCGAGCGCTGCGGTGACTGCGCCCCAGCCTGTTGCGGCCTGTTCCGCACTCTCGACTGCTGCCGCCCCGGCAGCGCGCGCCGCGGCTCCCGCACCACCGGCAGCGGCGGCAGTCTCGTCCAATTCCAGCCCGAGCGCATCCGCCGAGGCCGCAGCATCGGCCAGTGCGGCTTCAGCCTCCGCACCGGTTCCGGTCACCGCGTCGCGCAGGGCTTGCCAACTGGCCAACGGGCGACCTGCGGCATCAGCCAGCATGCCTGCGGCTTCGCGGTACCCATCGGCGCGGGCGCGGGCGTCGTCGGCCATTGTGCCAAGACCGAGGTCAGGCGGTTCCAGATAGGTGCGCGACAGCGCGGCGGAGAAGGCATCGGCTGCGGCGGCACCCGCTGCGGTTGCAGCACCTTCAAACGGGTTGCCGATCCGCGCAAGCTCCAAGGGATCCAGCGTGCCGATCCTGATGCCACCATCACCTGTTGCCCATTCCGGCAGCAGCGCCAGTGCGGCGTTCAATCCGTTGATGAAAGTGTTGATCCGGGTGACGACACCGTTCAGCATCGCCTCGACGCCGGAGATCAGGCCGTTCGCGGCCTGAAACGCAAAGTCACCGATGGCACCGGGCAGACTGCCCCAGACCGCCACGGCGGCATCATAGGCCCCTTGGAAGATGGCCGCCGTCCGATCGCCGAAGCTGACCACGCCCGCGATGGTGCCCTCAAGTGCCGAAATCCCAGCCGCCTTCAGACCCTCCCACCCGGCCGCCATTTGTGCCAGCGCACCATCGAGCGCCAGCCCCATCCGCGACCAGACCTCTTTGGCCAGATCGCCAAGCAGGCGGAACGCCTCTCCAACGCCGCCAACCCGGGTGACAAGTTGCTAGAATTGATAGACCAACTCGCCCGCGCCGACGATCAGCGCCCCGATCCCGGTGCGGATCAGCGCGCCGCGCAGGAGGACCAGAGCGGTGGCCAGCCCGCGCACCGATAGGGCAGCCGCCGCCATACCAGCCACCCAGCGCCCGGCCATGATGCCCGCGAACGTCGCGGCATAAGTGGTCAGCCGTCCGAGGTTGTCGAACAGCGCCTTGATCGCGATGCCCAGTGACCCAGTGCGGCTGGCAATAGCTGCCATGGCGTTGGCGACCGCTTCCAAGGATGGCGCAGCGGCGACAGCAAGCTGGTTTGACAGCCCGCGCCAGATCAGGCCGAGACGCGAGATCGCGTCATTGGTGCGCTCGATCTGGTTGGCGTCAGCTTCGGAAACGACAACCCCGAAGGCAAGAACATCCTCGGTCGCCTGACGCAGTGTCGCCGTGTCGATCCTTGTGAACACCAGCGCCGCGCGGTCGCCGAAGAGCTGCGAGGCCACCGCCGCGCGTTCGGCTTCGGGGACAAACTGCCCGAGCGCATCCTGAATGGCCGCAATGCGCGCATCGAGCGGCAGGCGCTGCAACTCCTCGGCCGAGAGGTGCAGGCGGTCCAGGGCATCGACCGCTGGTCCGGTTCCGGCGGCCGCCTGGCTCAGCCGCCGCGTCAGCTGCACGGTGGCTTGCTCGACCTGACCCATCGACACGCCCGCCAGATCGCCCGCCCGCTCCAGCACCTGAAGGCTGGCGACCGTCGTGCCGAGCGACTGCGCCATCTTGGCCTGTGCATCGACGGTCTGCAGGCCGGAGCGGATCATCGCAACGCCCGCCGCCGCCAGCGCCGCAGTGGCAGCCGCTGCGGCAAGCGTAGCGCGGCGGGCAAAGGCGGCAACGCGCGCATTCGCCATGTCCATCTCGCGCGACAGCCGCCCGAACCCGCGCGCTCCAGCATCACCCACACCTTCCAACTCGGCTCGCACCTGACGGCCGCCCTCTGCCACGAGGCGGACAGATACCCTTTTCTCAGCCATCGCGGCTTCCTTCCATTTGCTCGTTCAATTTGCGGACCATCGCCGCCTCGATCTCGGGCAGCAGTTCGGCGGCGATCAGGGCGTCGATACCCAGCGCGGCCGCGATTGCGAGGGCCGCGCCCATGTCCCAGCCCAACACAGCGCCGGGGATCACACGTAGTTGGCCCCCGAGGCGGCCGACCAGATCCCAGACTTGCCAGCCGTCCTGCGTTTGGGGTCTGTTCAGTCTTGCGGGGCAGTCCGGGCAGTTGCCCCCGCGGCCCTCGAAGGGTGGGCAGGCCGCGCAGTACCGATCGCCCCCGCCGAAGGACCACTCGGCAAGGCCGCGGAGACGTTTTTTTCCGCGTCCAGGATCAGGCCGCGCGCGACGTATTGTGTCTGGAAGGCCTCGAAGACCGGCCAGATTTCCAGCAGGGCATCGATGCCAGAGGGAGTGACCGGAACGATGTTTCCCGCTTCATCGCCCACGCCCTCCCAATCCAGCACTGCGCGGCGGGCCACGGCTTTCGCCATGGCCAGCGCCAGTTCCTCTTGGGAAGCACCATCGGGCAGTCCTTCGATTGCCGGATCGGCGCGGGCCGAAACCATCAAGGCGGTGGTCAGCGGGGCGACCAGCAGGCGCAGGCCCGGGGCGAGGTCCAGCCATTGCGGCGTGGCGGTCAGGTTCAGACGGATCATCAGTATGCCTCGATATCGTTGATCAGGGTTGCGGTGCACATGCGGGCGGGGCTGGCGGCTTTCGCCGCTTGCCAGTCAAAGGTCGCCTGCACGCCCTGCGGCCCGGAAATCTCGATCCGGGGGCGCGGCAGGTAAACGGCATGGACGGTAAAGGTGAAGCTTTCACCCGAGGGTAGGACATAGGCGAAGCTGATCTCGCAGGGATCGCCGTTGATTGCCTGCGTCACCAGCGTGCTGTCGGCAAAGCGGACCTCGATCCGACCGGTCAGGGCGGCGATGGACGGGTCGGCCCCGTCGATCTTGCCATCGCTGCGGATCGTCTCGATACGGTCGAGGTTGTTGGCATAGGTGATTTCGGCCGACACCACGTTGCCGAGGGCGCTGCCGTTCCGGCTGATCGCGCCGTTGAAATGCCCGAACCGCTTCAGGCCCAGTTCAGCAGGCGTGCCCGCGCCGCTCAAAGTGGCGATGGCACGCCTTGCGCCACCAGCCGGGCGGTCGCAGTCAGCAGGCCAGAGCGCTGCACCTGCCAGGACAGCTGATCCAATACGCAGCCGGAATACATCGCAAAGCGCGGCACTTCGGGCATGCCGGTTTCAATCGACATTGATGGCAGGGTCCAGCTGCCCGAGCGGAACTCATGGGTATAGGGGCCAACGCCAGAGGTGATCGGATCGCCGAACGCCGCCTTGAGCCAGAACCCGAAGGCTTCGGCATCAATCGGGACCATAACATCGCCATCGGCCGTCACCGCGTCCTTGATCGGCGCAAGCGGATCGCGGCCATAGCCCAGCAATTCGCTGTTCAGAAGCGGCTGTTCTGACCCCAGCGAAGTGCTGGCGAAGGGCATCTTCGTGAACCCACTGAGCGGCGGGGTGCCGTAAACTGTCTCATACGCAAGCGCCATCTGCGCCCGCGCGCCTTGCGCACGTGCCATGGGGTTCTCCTTTTATGGTGGGGTGTCAGGCCAGAGGGCCGGTGGTGGTATAGTGCAACACGACGGTGATCACCGCCGCCTTCAGGGCCGCCGCGCCCTCAACGGGCAGATCGACAGAGGCCGGGGCTTCGGGTTCGGCCCACTCGCAAAGACCGCCCAGCGTGCGGTCTGCCTCCAGCGCGGTGCCGATGGCGGCGATCAGGCCGTCGAAGACGCTGGCCCGGCCATTCGGTGCCTGGACGACCACCTCAAGCTCGGCCCGGTGCTGGTAGTGGTAGCGCAGGGGCGACAGCGTCACTTCCGGTTCGCCCGGCTGGCCGTCGCGCAGGATGATCAGCCCCGCCGCCGGGATCCGCTCGGGCAGCACCTCGTCACGCAAGGTAAGGGCGGTAAGGGTTTGCAGCCGCGCCAGCAGGGCGGCGAGGACGGTTTCGCGGGTGGTGGACATGGTAGGCTCTTGACTGAGACGGGCTGTGCAGTTCACATATCGTCATGAAGTGTATTGTATTTTTAGCAGTCGCGATCATCTTCGCTTCGCCTGCAGTTGCAGACGTAAGCACATCCCTGCCACTATTTGAGATCGTGAGAGACGGTCAAACATCGGATCTTCGGCGATCACTGGAGGGGAGACAGTGGTCTGAGGCTGATCTATCTGAAGCTTTGGTCGCAGCCGCAGGATTGAACCGTCCAGCGGAAGCCGCTCTTTTGCTGGAAGCAGGAGCAGATCCAAACTTCCAGATGTTGGGTTTAAGCGTTATTGTTACGGCCACCCGGGAGAATAGCGTTGCAGTTCTTGAGCTTCTTTTGCGCAACGGCGGCAACCCTAACCTGAAGGTGATGTTCGACTGGTCGCCACTTCACCATGCCATTCTCGAAGGCGGATCGCGACACCAAGCCCTTGAAGTGCTCATTCTAGCAGGGGCGGACATTGATGCGCGTACAAGTCTGCAGGTCACTCCTCTCCATCGCGCGGCCGCATTCTGCGACGGTCGTGCAGTGGAAATTTTACTAGCTGCTGGTGCAGACCTGACATTGACGGAAAAATATGATCGCACCGCTTATCAACGTTCTGCAGATGCCAACTGCCCCGGTATTGGTGGGCTGACGCCACCCTGATGACGTTGCTACAAAATGTCAGCCAAGTCGCCCTTCCGCCCATTTAGCGACGATCAGCCCCGGCACCCCATCCACCGCACGCTCTACATCACGAGCCAGATCCAGTCGCTTGCGCAGCTTGACCTGCGGCACCAACAGAAAGATCGGCACGGTCGCCAAGCCGCGTCCGGTTTTGGACTTTGACGCCACAGCCCGACCTATGGAATTCAGCCGTCCCTCGGCCACCAGCAGGCTTGGGCCCCTCCAGCGATAGATGAAACGCAGGCGCAGGCCGGTGCGGCGTTCCCATTCGCCTGGCGTGATCCGACCGCCTTTGCTGCTTTTGCCAGCGGCCGCAGTCGGGATTGCAAGCCAGAACCCGTTCTTGGACCGGATAAGTGGGCCGGTGTCATGCGCGCCGATGATCACCGGCGCATTTGACCAGACCAGTGCTGCTGCGCTCAGACTGTCGCCAGACTTCGGAAAGCTGGCGAGCCGGATAGAATTGGCCAGCCTGGTCCCCAGCCCGGCGCCGGTGATCTGCGTCCGCCAGGCGGATTTCAGGCCCGTTCCGGCCTCGCGCATGGCGGCCGTGACTGCGCGTTCCCCTGCGGCAACCTCGGCCGCCATCATGGCGACGATGTCGGGATCAATGGCGAGCGTCAGTTTCATGCCGGACACAAATTCAAGGTCCAGACAAGCCGCTCGCGGTCGCGAACCGGCTCGCCCTGAATGACGAAGGCCTCGGAATTGATCTCGATCCGTTCGCCGGGTCGCGGGTTGGGAACCTCGGCCACACGCACGTCGATGCGGGTGGTTTCCGACCACAGACGCCCGTCGCCGAACGCAGTGATGTCGTCCGCGCGGCGCATGACCACGCGGACTAGGGCCTGTTGAGATTCATCTTGAGTTGATGACGGCGGCTGTAACGTAAATCATCGCGGTGAAGGAAGTATCGGTCTTGTCGCTTCTCATCGCGATTCTCTTGAACTCCTTGAGTTTACAAAAG